TTTGCATTTGTGCAGGCTAAGGTCTTTGATAACCAGACCTTGATGCAAGCCGATCCTGAGTACGTGAAAAGATTGCAAGACCTCCCAGAACACTTGAAAAAAGCGTACTTAGATGGAGACTGGAACATCTTTGCAGGGCAAGCCTTCCCGCAGCTTTCCTACGACACGCACCTTGTTGAACCCTTTGATCTTCCCCCAAATACCCGATACATTGCAGGATACGACCACGGGTACAATCACCCCTTTTCCTTTGTTCTGTTAGGCATCACTCCAGATGGTACGGTCTACGTCACCCAGCACTACAGCAGTCGCCTTTTAGAAGTGCCAGAGATAGCCAAGGGCATCAAAGAACACTTACGAGGAAGAAAGGTACAGATCTTTGCAGGGCATGATCTCTGGTACCCAGGACGAGGTGGTGGGGCTTCGGTCTTTGAGCAGTTCCAAGACAACGGAGTAACAGGATTTATTCGCGCCAAGATTGACCGCGTGCAGGGAGTAGCCCAAATACGAAAGTACATCTCTCTTCTTCATGGAAAACCCCAACTGTTCTTTTTCAAAACCTCAACGGTGTTAGATCTCTTTAACACCGTAGCGGGGATGCAGTACGACCCCAAAAACCCTGAAGACGTGGTGAAGGTTGATGCTATCGATGGCGTGGGTGGGGATGATTCGTATGACGCCTTCAGGTACGCCCTCATGAGCAGAGCTACCCCAAATTCTCCCTTTGCTGAACCTCCCAAAGTATTTTCTGGCAACTGGATTTTAGAAAGCTTAGCCAGTAAGGAGGACGATGATTACTAGTTTCACCCCAGCCCAGGATCTCTTTGATCTCATACAAAAGGACTTTTCCATGCCCTTGAAAGGACGGTTTGTTGTGGTTCCAGAAACTGAGATGTACCGCTGGAAAGAAGATGAGAGTTTATGGAAGCAGAAAAAAGAGTTAAGCCCCAACGTCTATCAGTGTTTCTTTGACGGGGAGTTTGTCTGCTTCTTTGACCGCTCAGAAGACCAAGCCGTGGTCTACCACCGCGCGTTAAAAGGCATGACCGACCTCTATAAAGCCAAGAAAATCTTTTTCAACAAAGAGATGTACGCCATTGAGGAAGAGAAGAGGAAAGCCCAAACAAAAGCCAAAGAAGAGGCATTCAAGCAAATTGAAGCAACGACTCCTGAGGAAAAGATGATCAAAGAGGCATTCACCCGTGCCAGAAAGAAGAAGCATGTTTAATTTCCCGCCTGATATGACCATGGAAGAACGTCAGTTTATTGATTTTCTAGAAGATGAGATGCTCATGAAGCTTCCTAATCCAACAGAGAAGTTTTTATTCGTCTTCCTTTTCAAACTGGGACGAAAACAAGTCGAGGCTTCCCGCATCTTGCAAGTGAATGAGACAAACATCAGCAGGCACGTACTAAAAATACGAAAACGCCTGCAAGAATACCGCCCTGTAAAGAATCCCGACCCAACCGAGGAAGATAGCGGTATATGACACTGCTTTCACTTTTAAACCAACGCCTAAAAATAGCAAAAGCCTTCACCAAAGACTTTCACGACGAGATCAAACAGTCTTTAGAGGACTACGACCCGCCAAAGGGCAAGAAAGACCGAACGAGCCATGATAGGCTGATAAAAACCAAAGATCTCTTTAGCATTGACGTTCGCTATATCTTTGCGACGCATGAATCTATCCTTTCTTCCCTGTTTGAGCGCGAGATGCAAGTGCTATTCTCAGGACGCGGTGAAGAAGACGCCTATAAGGAATTTATTGTGAAGGCTGTCTATGAGTACCTCTACGATGTGTGTGATTTGGATGAGTTTATTATCAAGTCTGCCTGGTGGTTCTTGCTCACGGGGTTTGTCTCAAGTACGTGTTCCTTTAAAACTGAGGTAGCATCAGAAACCCCGCAATTAGACAGCAATGGTGATCCTATGGTTGATGAACTGGGAAATCCTGTGATGGTGCCTGTGTACTCATATAACGATCCTCTTGTAGAAGTCGATGACATGCAAAAGGTCTACTTTGCCCCAGACTCTGAGTTTTCCATTGATGGCAAAAAAGTACCCTACTACATCTCAGAAAAACTTGTTGATCCTTCGTATGTTGAGGAAACCTACCACAAAGAAGTTGAGGCAACCGAAGAACTTGAGGTTAAAGGGTTTGCAGAGAAAAATGTGAGTGAAAAGTCAGACCTTCAGCGCGTGAAACTCTATCGGTATGCAGGGAAGTTGCCAAAAGAGATAGCCAACGAAATAGAAGGGTATGATCCCAAAAAAGAGTATACCTGTGTGTTTACGAGTAAAGAAATTGTTGAAGTCTTAGAAGATGAGAAGCGCTGTTATCTTGCCAAGTGGTTTTCTGCTCCCAATACGTTCTTCGGGTTTGGTTTGGCAAAAACCTTAAGAGATGAGCAAAAGGAAATGAGCATTCGACGAGGGCAGATGATTCGGTACGCGGACATGTACGCCTACCCCTGGCTTTCCGTATCCGCAGAGACGCAGGTAGATCAAAAAGCATTACAGGACAGAGAAAAGAAAACTCCCCTTATGTATCAAGGAGAGAAACCCGAGTACATTGTTCCCCCAGCCCTCCCTGATGCCATTGTTCGAGCAAGTGATGTTTCCCGATCAGATGCACAATTTACCTCAGGGACATTAGATCTCTCTAAGGGCGCGCAAGAAACGAATACCGTCAACACCGCCACAGGGCAGCAACTGTTTGCACAAAGTCAGGATAAGAGAGTGCAAAAGGCCAGAAAAGCGTTAGCAACGTACTTTCGAGAAGTTGTCATTGCACTCTTTAAGTTAGCGCGTGATAACTGGGATGAAGAGAAAGTCATTCAAATCACGGATGATGACGGACAGCCTCAGGAAGTAACCGTGTCCTCTGAGAGCCTTCAGGACATTGATTTTGACAAGGACATTGATATTTCACTAGAAAATATTTCCGTGAATAAAGACATTCTGTCTCAACGAGTCATTGCCATGTACGACAAAATCAAAGATGACCCCTTAGTGAATAGAAGAAAGATTTTTGCCAAGATGCTACGAGAAGGGTTTGGAGAGAAGAAACCCGAAGGCTACATGTTAAGCGAAGAAGAGGTTGCTAAACAGAGCCAGCCGCAGGTGCAACCATCACCAGACCAGGAACAGCAAGCAGAGCAACCATCACCAGAGATGCCAACTATGGGAGAGCAGAATGCCCCCCAACCCTACTAATCTCTGGACGGAAACGAAAGACCCCCAAACGGGGGAATCGTCCCTAAGAACACATGAACTCAAAGTGGTGCAAACCTGGTGTAAGCCAAAGGATCATATCTTTACACAGGTAACCCCCCGACTCGTGCGCTGTACCCAGTGTCAGTTTGAAACTCCTTTCATTATCGGATACCACAAACTTGAGCAAAATCATCTGGTAGAAGTCTCCCCCCTGTAAAGTTTTCCCCGCTACTCTGGCATGATCTGGGTAACGTACCCAAGCCAAGGGAAGCACAAAGCTAACCCCAAGGACAGGAAGGAGACATATGCCAACATTTCGCGACATTGCCGAAGAGTCAGTACAGGACAGTCAAGAAGAGACCACGCCCGTACAGCCCCAAGCAGAAGAACCAAAAGAAGAAGAGCACTCTGAATCTGAAGGTCAAGAAGAAATAGAAGCATTTGCCGAAAAAGTACCGCTTACTGGGAAAACTCCCGAAGAGCTAGAAGCCATCTATGACAAGTGGCAGAAAAGCTACCAGCAGAAACGACAAAAAGAAACTGCAGAGATTCGAGAGTTGAGACAACGAAACGCTGAGTATGAGCAGCGCTTATCTACCCAGCCCACGACCCAACAAGTCGAACAAGCACAGCAGGACGTACAGCAGCAGTTTGAGTTAGGAAACCTCACCGTAGAACAGTACACCGCATACATGCAGGAACTTTCTAAGGAAGCTGCAAAAGCTGTCTATCACGAGGAACGAGAGCAAGAGCGACAAGAAACCGCGTTTCAGGATTTTATTGATCTTGATACACGGCTTGACAGCGACAGCCCAACATTCAATGAACGCATGTTCAAAGAATTAAACCTCGAGATGAGCCAACGACTTGCCGAGCATTTGGAGAAACATCAAACCGCGAAAGGGTTTAATGCCAAACGCATCGGAAAAGAAGTGATTGAACGGTACGACAAAGAGCTTGATGAGATCGTCAAGACAAGAACACAACAAAGTACACAAGCTGCCAGGATGCGAGCTGCAAAGTTCTCAAAGGCCAATCCCCAAAGTACCAGTGCTCCAAGCACGTCAACCCAAGGGAAAAGTTTTCGAGACATCTTAGAAGAGAGCATGACCTGACAGAGATAAAGGAGACCTATGCCTACATGGAACATTGGCGAAAAACTCGCCGCTGCTCTTCCGAACTACGAAAAAGAGTTCAAAGATCAGGTATTTAACAAACACGTCCTTCTCAACATCATCAAAGAGAACGGCGGAATCAAGAAAAAGAGTGGTGGAACATCCGTACGCGTCCCGCTCATGATTGCCGAAAGCAACTCAGAGTGGTTTTCTGGAACCGATCAATTGAATGTCGCTCCCGTTGACACATTGGATGCTGCCCAGTTTGAGTGGAGAAACTTAAACGCATCTATCACTATCACATTAGATGATGAACTGTCCAACTCAGGGCCAGAGCAAGTGATTGATCTTCTTGAAGCGAAAGTACAGCAAGCAGAGATGACTATCTCTAAAGCCTTGAATACGTCCGCCTTCACAGGAACAGGCACTGAAACCAGACCCCAGATTGTGGGATTGCAAACCTTAATCGGAACAGGAACCGTAGGTGGCATTGCAGGCGCAACCTACACCGACTGGCAATCATATGTTGAATCCACATCTGAGGCGCTTTCTGTAGCAAAGATGCGAACAGCATTAAACACACTCAATTCTCGAAATGGCGGAGAGCCCATCTCTCACATCATGACCACACAGACGCTGTATGAGAAATATGAGACGTTGGCAACACCAACATACCAAGCAAACCCAATTGTCACTTCCAAAGAAGTGCAACGCATCATTGATGCAGGATACAACGCGCTTGCGTATGCAGGTATTCCACTCTCATTTGACCCATCTTGTCCAACAGGTGAGATGTACTTCTTCAACTTGAAGAACCTCATGATGTTTGTCCATAAAGATGCATTCATGGATAAGACACCTCGAGTGAGTCCAGTTGATCAACACGTATCCGTCCAGCACATTGTCATTCGCGCCGCTCTTGGCACGAATAAACGAAATGCACTGGGTAAATTGTCTGCAAAAACAGCATAACGACTGAAAGGACATACATAGTATGAGAAAAGTACCAGCAGCCTCATTAACAGCCTCCAACGACTCGACCGCAAAAGGTCAGCCAGGACACTTGGCAAGCTATGAGGGAAATATTTACAAATACGTTCTAATTGAAGACATGAACGTTGCAAACGGCGATGTCGTCGAATATTCCGACACATCAGGTTATGAAGTCACCAAAGACCGAGCAGGCGGCGCGTCCATCGGACGATCCGTTGCAGGTGTAGCAGTAGGAACCATCACAGATGGAAACTACGGATACATACTTGTGCAAGGTCGCCACACTGCCCTCAAAACAGATGGTGGCGTTGCTTCTGGTGATGCGCTTGTTCCTCATGCAACCTATGACGGAAAAGCTGACACCGCAACCGCAAGCTCAACCGCAACCAATACCGAAGCCCAAACCTTCGGGTACGCGCTAGCCGCTGACTCAAGCTCAGCGTCAACCGCTACCGTGGTCGCAATGATTCGTTGTTTGTAGGATCATCACTGGGGGGAAGTTTACCTTTCTCTTCCCCCTGGAAATGATCGTATGAATATCTTACTCGGAATACCATCATCTGGTCTTGTCAGATCAAGCTTTGCACTTGATAACTTACCCTCCATTATTGCCTACACGAAAGCCCATTGTCCTGATGTCAACCTGTCCATTGCCTACCAAGAAGGCGTGCGAACCGACAGAAATAGAAACATCATTCTCTATGAAGCCATAAACCAGGGGAATATTGACGCCATTCTCTGGCTAGATGAGGACATGCTCTATCCGCATCATATTGTAGAAGAGTACCTAAAAGTTGACGCGGATATCATCGGATGTCTCTACTTTAAGAGAGCTGCAAACTATGACCCTGTAGGATACAGGAGAGGCACAAACCCCAAAAAACCCTACATTGCCATTCAACCGCATGAGATACCAAAAGACGGGGTGATTGAAGTAGACGGGTTAGGCTATGGGGGCATGTTTGTCAAAATGTCTTTGTACAACAAAATGGGAGATGACAAGTGGACGCATTACGGGGCAAACTTTCACCTTCCGTTTCCCTCTGAAGGACGGTTAACCCACGACTTACAGTTCTGTGAGGATGCCAAAAAGTATGGTGCTACCATTCTTTTACACTGTGGCATACGACCCGGACACATTAGCGAGAAAGTGGTGACGGAAAAAGACTGGATCCCTCTCAAAAGCTCACCTAAATCACCCTCCTCACCTACCATAGCCGTGTTGTGTCCTTCGATTGACACGAACAAAGCACAACAGACGATGGAACAATTAAAGAAAAGCGCGGGCATGGAGGCGTCCTTTTACATCATTGAGGACAAAGAGCGTACAGGCTACGTAAAGACCGTCAATACTGCTGTACAAAAGATTGACGCAGACTATTATGTCTACACTGCAGAAGATGCCTATGGCGGGAAAGACTGGCTCAAGATTGGGTTTGAACACCTCAAAAAGTCTGGACAAGAACTGTTAGCCTTTAACGATGGAAAGTGGAATGGGCATTTAGCCTCGTTCGGACTTGTGAGCAAACAATTCTTAAAAGCAATTTACAACGGCAACCTCTTTTATGAGGGCTACCACTCGCACTACGGAGATACTGAACTCACAGCTATAGCGATGCGAAACGCCCGATTTTGCCACACTCCAGAGGCTCTCATGATAGAAGTTGACCCAAACAAACACGGCGTAAACCCGAAGGATAAAGAACTGTATAACCAAAGAAAGGTTGAACTCTTTGGTGATGAAGAGTACCGATGGATTCTGGAGAAGTTTTCATGAACGTCATCACCTTAGGATCCTTTGATCTGTTTCACTTTGGACACATGGAGCTTTTAAAGCGGTGCAAAGCAATCGCAGGAACAGGAACCGTCATTGTAGGACTCAATTCAGATGCATTCTATGAGAAGTATCGAAGGGTTGCGCCGATTATGACGTATCAGGAGCGGAAACAAAGCATTCTTTCCTCTGGTCTTGCTGATGTAGTAGTGGAGAATGACCAAGATACAAAGTCTGTGCTTGATTTGGTGCTACAAGTGGGAGCAGAGATGATTGTGATTGGTTCTGATTGGTCTCCTTGGGGAGAGAAAAAGAAAGACTACCTTAATCAGCTTGCAATCACCCAGAATGAGCTTGATGAACATCAGATATCCTTGTGCTTTGTTCCTTATACTCGTACCATCTCCTCAAGTGAGCTAAAACAGAGGATGCGATGAAGGCAGTTGTCATTGCTACCACGCCAGACGGGTCTTCAAAATGTTCACAGCTTTTGTCTTCCCTGTCCTCCTACACGACACACCAGATTCTTGTACTCTCTGATTACTCCTGGGAGTTAGGGAAAATCAAGTTCATCACCAAGCACACCGATATTGAGGAGTTCGTCTTTCTTCATGATTCCTGCAGGGTCAAGGATCCGTCATTTCTTGACGAGGTGTTTTTGTATCCTTATTCTGTGGCGTTTTCCAATCATCCATGTCTTTTTGGGATGTATCTTGGAAAGTATCAACGTTCTGTGCTTAAAACCATGGACATTCCTGTGATTCACACAAAAAAAGAAGCCGTCGACCAGGAAATACTCTTTGCGCACGATTACACCTCACGAGATCCAGCCACGATACTGTGGTTTGATGATTTTTCCACAAGTGATGTGTTTGAACAGTTTGCAGGAAAGCAGTGTATGAAGGTAGAAAACCAGTATCTGATCAAGTGGAAATCCACCTGGTCGTATGACCAAATTGCCTAACCTGTAAAGATTCCCCCCCACGTTCTCCATACTCCAACTAAAGGAGACGATTATGCAGTCATTTTCATCACTCGCCAGTCAAGCACAGCAAGCACTTGAGGCAGAGTACAAAACACTCGAAACAAAAAAAGGACAACTTCAAGAAAAAATGAACGTTCTTGCACAGCACGAACTTGCCATTACTGAAAAAGAGCAAGAGTTGGAGCGAAAAGACAAGGATCTCGTGTCACGACTTGAAGAAGTCTCACGAAGAGAAGCAAACCTTCATAGTCAAGACGAAGTGGAACAAGCAAAAGCGGAAGCGGAACGATTGAGCAAGCAAGCTTTGGACGCATTCAAGAAAGCAAAAGAGCTGAACGATGACGCAAGTTTGAAGCTCAAAGACCTTTCTAAGAGAGAACTTGCTCTTTCCGAAGAGAAGAAGTCATACGAAGCGCGGATCAAGCAGGAAATGATTGATCGCATGTTCTCACGATAGGAGCATATGGCTACAACGGTTGCTCAACTTCACACAGAACTTGCTCACCGATTAGGGGAGATTGCTACGCCCAATGACGTAAATGAAAAAGCGCGTCGGTTGACCTTTTTTAACCTTGCCTACAAAGCAGTGATGCGCAGACACTACTGGTGGTTTCTTGAGACAACGGGATCGTTTACTTCCGTTGCCAATCAAGAGTCATACACAACTGCCGACGGGTTCCCAACGGATGTTCGAAAGATTCTTGAGGTGCGCTACGGCAACACAATCATTACTCCAGCACTGCAATCGGAAGTATTAGACAGTGAAACTACGCCCTATAACGAACATTCCGAGTCTTACATGATGTTTCAGGGAAAGTTTTACCCGATTCCACGATTTATGACCGATGGAATCACGGTGAGTTTAAAGTACTACAAAAACCCCCCTGTTCTCACTGCTGATGCTGATGTGATTGTCATTCCTGATATGTTCTCGGATGCGCTTGTTGCGTACGCAGAAGCACGTGTGTCGAAAGTTAAAGGTAAGCGGGGAAGTTCTGCAGACGGGTTTGATGAGTTTAACGAAATCATCAAGCAAATGGACGCAGAGCAGAATAAGTACCTTTTCTACCTGATGGCAACCACGAATTCCTACGAAGCGATGTATCCATAAAGGGGGATGAATGCCAAAGATTGTAGCAAACATCCAAGACCCGCCGCTAAAAGACGAATCTATCTCTGGATTTTTAGGGGGCTTAAACACTTTTCAAGATGAAACCTTATTAAAAGACTCAGAGCTAACGGAAGCGAAAAACATCTTACTTTCCATTGATGGCATTGAACCACGCCCAGGAACTACTGCGTTTGGATCAAATAACTCTGAAAGTCGCGTACTAGGAGGGTTTGCATACTACAAATCCGATGGAACACGAGAATTTTTGCGCATGTCTGGGGGGAAACTGTATAAAAAGAACGGGAGTTCTTGGGATAGAATCGGCACGCAGACCTGGACAGCAACCGCGAAGGCAAACTTTGTGCAAGCCAGGGATTTAGTCTTTATCTTCAACGGCGTTGATGCGCTTTCCTACTATAACGGTTCAACCATTACCACGTATTCTGCACTCACTACCCCTGTAGGGCTTGCGCTTGCAACCGCAGGAACCGCAGGAACCACAACCTACTCCTATCGCATTTCCGCATTTAATAACACAGGAGAAACACTAGCGTGTGCAGCCGTTACGATTGCTACAGGTAACGCTCTTCTAGATGCGACAAACTACATTAAACTTTCTTGGACGGCAGTAACAGGAGCCGTAGGGTACAACGTCTGGGGACGAAAGAGTACAGGACTTGGCGAAACGTACTTAGCCACCGTGTATGCAGCGGGAACTGATGCGTATTTGGATAAAGGACAGGACGATCCATCTACGGCAATCTTACCCCCAGAAGCGAATACGACCACAGGTATTATTTGTCAAAAGGCTGTATTTGGGCAGTCCAGAATCTTTGCAGCAGGCGACCCCGCAAACCCTTCTCGCCTCTACTACTCAGGCGTTGGTTCAAAGATAACCGACTTTTCCTTTTCAGAAACAGGAGGAGGAGCTACGGATATCTTTAAGAATGATGGCGCGATTATTCGGGATATCTTAGCCTTTCAAGGATCCATCATTGTCTGGAAGGATAACGCAATTTACTCATTTTCCATCTCCACAGGTATTCCAACACTTCTAGAAATTACCCGATCCTTTGGTGGTATTGCCTGGAGAGCCTCCCGACACGTTGAAAATGACGTGATTTTTCCTGCAAGAAAAGATGGACGACTTGCCTTTTACTCTCTCGGAAACCAGGAAAACTACTCTGCAAATATCTTGCGAACCAATGAATTAAGCATCAAAGTTGCCTCAAAACTCAATGAGGTGAATGTCTCAGGACTACCCAATGCCTGCGCGTTTTACTTTAATAACTTGTACATGTGCGCCGTTCCCAAGGAAGGGTCAAGCGTCAATAATAGAATCTGGATTTTAGATACGCGATTTGGCGCCTGGGTGTACTGGGAAGGCCCGAAGATTAACTTCTTTACCACCTTCATTGATACAGATAACTCAGAAAAACTCTACTACGGCGGAGACGACACAGGCTACATCTACCAGATGTTTACAACAGACCGAAACGATAACGGTTCAGCAATGAGTGTGGAATGGGCGACAAAGTCCTTTAATCAAAAACTCTTTCACAAGAAAAAAGAGTACTACGATCCCACGTTTCAGTTTAAGGATATCACCGTTTCAGGCGCACTTGAGGGGGACATCATCATTGACGGAGCGATTGTCAACGCCTCATTTACCGTCAACCAGCAGACGTCTGGAGGATCTGGATTTGGCGCGTTTAAAGTGGGAGCGTATCTTTTTGGCTTATCCCCTAATGGAACAGCAAGCCAGGCGCTTTCTTCCGATACAGTAGTGGAAGTGTACACCAAACAGGAGTCTCGAGCGATTAAGTACCGATTCCGTTCAAATACCGTAAATGCGCGGTACAAGTTCCTTTCTATTAACCACACCTACGCCGTTTTAGGAGAGATGCGCCTTTCCTCAAGTAGCAGGGTGTATGCAGATTAACCTGTAAAGATTCCCTATCGACTTCTTCATGATACGGGTATGGCTACTACACCGCTTTACTACGCGCAACAATTCATTGAAACAACGCTCAATGTTGGAGGAGGAATCACCGACGTTCAGACTACAGGGATCATCCTTCAATCTGTTTCAGGCATTGATATCACCAAGCCTGGCATTATCTGCATGACGTATGCAGAGCCACTTTCTACAAGTACCGCCGAGTTTATCACTTATACCTCGATTAACGGCTCGAATGAGCTTCAGGGAGTAACTAGAGGAGCGGAAGGGTACGGCGCAAAAACACACGCCAACGGCGCCCGTGTTGCCTTTGTTGTGTCTGAATCCCATTTTAATAACTTGAATGCGATGTTTGATGCAACGGGCTTAGATATTAAGCAAATCGCAACCCCCGCAAACCCAGATAGCGGAAGAAATAAGCTGTACTTTAAATCCGACGGAAAGCTCTATTCTCTCACAAGTGCTGGAGTGGAAGGGGAAGTTGGCGCAAGCGCTTCGGTTGGATTGTTCCAGCAAGTTGTTATCAATGGAAACTTTGATATCTGGCAGAGAAACACCACCTTCACAACACCAAACGATGATGTGTTTTTAGCGGATAGATGGAATAACCTTGCAGACGGAAACGGCGCATGGACGTACTCTAGAGCAACCGATGTGCCATCTGAGAAGTCCATGTACTCCTTTAAAGCGGTCAATGTTACGGCCAACAAACAAGGCGGAATAGTCCAGTTCATTGAAAACGTCGATACCAAAAAGCTTGCAGGAAAAACAGTCTCCCTTTCCTTTCAGGCAAAAACTACCACAGGAAAAGAGATTGGCAATCTTCGGGCTACAGTCTTAGCCTGGAACAGTACCGCCGATACCGTTACTTCTGATGTGGTTGGCACCTGGGCGGGAAATGGGACAGATCCAACCTGGGCCACAAACTGGACTGCAGAAGTTGCAGGAGCGAACAAAGCCTTAACTGCCGATTGGCAGAAGTTTACCGTTCAAGGGATTGTGTTAGATACCGCATCAACGGCAAATCTTGCAGTGGTCATCTGGGTTGATGACACCACGATTACTGCAGGGGATGAGTTTTTCGTTACCCAAGTGCAGATGAACGTAGGATCTACAGCATCCGAATTTTACCCAAAGACTTTTGGCGAGGAATTACGATCTTGCCAGCGATACTTTGAAAAAAGTGTAGGCTACAGCGTCGTTCCCAATACCACGGACGGATTTGATGAAACCGTAGGACGGGGTATTGCCCTTACGACCACAGTCGTATCTATCGTCAATGGATTATTTGCTGCGGAGAAACACCGAGTACCAACTGTTACGTTTTACGCTTCTGATTCTGCAACAGGAGCAGGTACGGCAAACCGCTTCCGTGATGATTCCGTAAGCGGACTGGTTGATATCTCCTCTCCCACATCAACGAACTTCTCTACAAAAGCGATTGTTATTCTCAAGAAAAATGTGCCATTTACCGCAGGAAGATGGTACGGATTCAACTGGATAGCAGAAGCAGAACTGTAAGGAGATATATGCAAAACCGTTCCCCCGTACTACAACGACCAAACAAGGGCAAATCCTCAGCAGAGTACTTGCAAGAACTTGAAGCATTAATGAAGCGAAACAAAGGCGGGATGACGTTAGTCGGTGAGGATGTGGGATTTAATACGCCGTACAGTTTAGCCAATGCTGTACCAAATACTCCACCTGCTCTACAAGGGGGATTATCAAACTATCAGCAACCCAATCCAACCAAACAGAATAGACCCATTCCACAAGAATTACCACCCTATGAACCACCCCCAGAAGATACGGGAGATGAAGGAGAGGGTGATGAGTATGGAGATGAATTGCCAGAAAACCCAACAATTGAGCAGTTTTTAGACGTTATTAACAATTCCGTTAATCCTACACAACAGCCTAGTACACAACAAATGGAATCCGTGTACCAGCAAACAGGAAAAGCCTATCCCTTAGCCTCTATGCAGGATGGTTCCGTTCTGTATTCCGATGGTTCGTATCGCTCAGCACAAGAAGTGCAACGAAACCCCCTAGCAATAGCTTCACTGGAGGGAAATAGAGTGTTGTACGACGATGGGATTGTCCGAAACGGAGACTACATTGACGAGGAAGCGACACAAGCAGTAGCAGAATATGGTGGTGTTGCTGGTCTTTCTCAAATGATTTTTGGTCAGCAGCAAGCCGTTACTCAGGAGTTTGGAGTAAAAGGTATCCATGCTCGAGGGCATCGAGGTGTAGACTTTCGAACGCGAGACCTTACAAACAGGGAAATACGCCCATCATTAAACGGTGAAGTCGTGCAAGTTCTTTATGATGACGGAACACGATTCGGGACATATTCGGGACACCAGGGCTACGGAAACTCTGTTCTCATTCGTCTGTCCACAGGAGAGTATGTTCGTCTTTCACACCTTTCTTCAGTCGCAGTTCAGCCAGGACAAGCCATACGACCAGGAGACTTAATCGGAACACCAGGAAGCACAGGAAACTCAACAGCTGAGCATATGGACGTAGAGGTTCTGGATCAAAACGGCAGAGTAATGGATCCAAATAAATTGAATTATCAGATTCGACAAAATAGAGAGCAGTACGTTTCCCAGGATGAACGACCACAGCCAGGACAAATTTCAGACCAGTACAGCCCCTCTAACCAACAGCTTTTTTCTTCACAACCACAACAGCGACAGCAGATGCAACAGCCAGCTTCACAACAAATGCAACAGCAAAGACAAGAAACGATGTTGCCTCGCCCAATCGTAGAGAAAACAGCGCAAGCATTTCAAAATATCCAAGAAATTCCAGAAGCAATGCGCATGGTTGCAGAACCCATGAGTCCAGAAAGACAAGCGGGTGGAGAGTTTATTAATCAAACAGGTCAAGTTCTAGGACTTGGAACAGATAAAGGGTTTCTTGGTACTGGAGAAGATTTTGCAGGAAATACACAAGCGGCAATACAAGAACGGGAACGTTCTATTGCATCTGGAACGTTAGGACAAACGAATCCACTTCGATATTTAGCAGGAAATGTAACAGAAAAAGTCGGAGATAGGCTTGGTTTTATTGAGGGAAAATCATCAGAAGCAATAGCAGGAGCGCCAACAAGAAGAACAAATCTTGCGGAAGCAGCAACTCCTGAATTTCAGCAAATGCCCCGTCCATTTCAAGATCAGTATGAACAAACCATTAAAGGTGATGTTCAGCGAGCTACTCCACAGATAAAGAATCTCTCAGCAAAAGCAAATCAGGTAACCAATCCTTTTAACCTTCTTACTTCTGGACTTCAAAAAGCAGGATCGTTTGTTGCCAATCAAGCGCAACAGAGCATGAACACGAGAAAACAAGCCGCGCAGAATGTTTCGAATGTCTTTGCCAAAAGAGTGCAAAACCCCGTCTCAGCTCAACCTACGCAGGGTATGCCAAACCCAGAAAGCGCACTTGCAAAGATCATGAACCAGAAGGATCAGCAAACGCCTGATGCGTCCGCGCAACCTGTCATCAACCAGCCAGGACAAGGACTTTCCGACCTCAAGGGACAGTATCAGGGAGTGTCTGAGCAGGACAGTAATATTTTTAAACAAAAAGCACTTGATACCTTCGGGAAAAAGGCAATCGGCGAGGATTCATCAAACTCTGAAGCCTCAAACATGCTTCCTACCTCGTTATTAGATCTCAATAAGGTGGGAGCGGAAAACGACAACAGAGATGCCTTCTTTAAAGCTGGAGGCGCACAAGCCTACAAAGACTACCTAAACCCTGGAGTTACAGAAAAATACAAAGGCGCCCTTGATTTAAACCTGTTTAACGCAAAGACCTTTGATGATCCCAATGCGATTGCAAACATCTTTGGTTCGACCTTTTTAGGCAAAGCAGCTACTGATATCTATAGAGGACGAGAAGCCGCAAAGTACCCGAAAATGGGCTATGGAGAGTACGGGTATGACGGTGATTACCGAAACGCGGTAGATTCCTACAACCGAGAGATAGATAAGTACATTTCTTCGATTCCTTCGGTGTTTACCTCAGGATTTAAGTTTGAAGCTCCTGCAAAGTCTTCTGTGATGCGTCCAACAGGCCCCGTATCACAAAAGGCAAGCGTTCAAGCACCGCCAAAAAACTTTATCCCTCTTGTTGCTCCAGTGCTCTCGTCGCTTCCTGTTCCAGGAAAGCAGATGATTCAGCCTCTTGCAAAAGCAGCAAGTATTGCACAAAACATTTTTGCAGCACAAAAACCCACAGCAGCGGTGAAGGCGCCAAGCATTTCACGACCATCAAGCGGCCCTGCACAGCCTTCTAAGCCATCCGTCAACGTGTTTTCCAATGCAGTCAAATCGGTGATTTCCGCTCCCGCAAAGGTTGCAGCAAATCCTGTATCTATTGCTTCCAAGATCGTCAACCTTCCGAAGATCAGCACGCCGACCATCAGCAAACCTGCCGTGCAGTCTGCAGTCAAGAGTGTGGCAAAAGCAGTGTCTAATCCAGGGAATACGCTGTTTAAGGCAATTACTAAGGCCGTGAGTAAAAAGAGATAAGGAGTACTATGAATGTTTTTCAGACCATGGCAAATCAGAGCATGAAGAAGAGAGCGCAGGATTTTGTTACCCAGAACCCGCAAGTTTCCGCGTACAAGAACATTCAAACGGGCGGAAACACCATAGGAAACATCGCACGAGGCGTTACAAATGTTGTTGCGAAAGCCTCAAAGTACGTTCCCATGTTTGCGCCAGCCGTAAAGCAGTACAACACCGTACAAAAGTACCAGCCACAGACGCAACAGCCTAAGTTGTGGAGAAACACAAACGAAGGGAAAGCCGCGATGTCTCAGGCAACGGCAAACGTGCAGATGCGACAGCAGCCATCCGCTCCTTCTCCTCAGCCACAGCCAATGGGTACACCCCCAAGCGCTCCTTCTCAGCCAAGCCAGAACACGACGATGAACCAGTTGTTTAGCAGACAACAAGACTACATCAATAGCGCTGAAGCGAGACAACGAGCATTGCAGGAACAAATGCGACAGGAAAACGAGAGAAACGCAGAACAACGATTTGGAAACGTCGAAGCGGATCTACGCGCACAAATCCCCGAACTTCAAGGGCAGTTTGAGCGGTTTAGGGGAAACGTGCAAGCTGGCATTCAGGACACCGAGAAACAAGGAGAACAGCAAAAACAACAAGCTGATACCTATTACGGTGATTTACAACGCCAATTGATGCAAAACAAGCGGCAAACCGATGCACAGCGTGAGAAACAATACGCAGGACTTGGCACTATAGATTCATACGGTACTGGCTCATTTACCCAGGGAAATGCTAACGCCGACACAGAGTTTACGAGAATGACGAATCAAAACCTGGAAGCAAAGGCAAGCAAATTGTCAGACATTGATATGGCAGTAGGACAAGCCAAGCGGGACGCACAAGCAAAAATAGATGATGAAGGGGCAAAGCTTCAATCTACCTTACGACAAATTGAATCCATGCTTCGGGATAACTCCCAAGCTAAGGGTGAAGCCATGCGAGGCGCATACCTTCAGTACCAGCAAGCAATAGGCGACATTCAAGACCAGTATGAAGGCTTGCGTATGGCGGGTGAAGAAGCAAAGATGCAGTACCAGCTAGAACTCAATAAAGCACAGCCTGATCTCTCTGAAGAGTTTATGCAAACTGGTGTACCACAAACCATGAATGACTTTATCTATAGAACACAAAACGCCTCAGCTTTTGGAAAATTTGGAGAATCGGGTAAAGCAAAAACATCAGCACAACTACAAATGGAAGGAAAAGCAGGAGCAGGACTGCGAGCATTGGACACGATTGAAACAGAAATTCTCAAAAACCCAAATATTCTTGTTCAGAATTCTATTTGGGGAGCTCCTGGAACCCGTGAATTTGAGGGTGCAGTTTCCAGTGCTATGGATGCTATTGGAGGATTAAGAACAGGTGCATCAGTGAGTAAAGAGCAACAAGCATATTACCGCAATATGCTTCCAAAAGCTGGAGATAGTCAGGAAACTATCAAAAATAAATTGATGGCGCTTCGTCAAGAACTTCAAGGGTATGCACAAGATGCCCAAAATATGAGAAGCGGAACAGATGAACTAATGCAAATATTAGGACTTTAACCTATGCCAACACAAGAACAAATCAACCTCGCACTACAAAAAGGGTATACCCCACAGCAAATCCAGCTCGCTCTTGCGCGAGCAGGTCAAATCCAGCCAAAAAAGAAAACTATCGGAGGATTCCTTGGTAATGTCTTATCTTCTGGAGTAAGAACTGTAGGAGATGTTGCAGGAGCAGTTCTAAACCCAATAGAGACAGGAAAAAGCGTATGGAACTTAGGAACAGGAGCAGCGCAATTATTGCTCCCTGGAGAACAGGGAAACGAACAGTACGCTCGAGCTGTAGGAGACTTTTACAAGAATAGATATGGAAGTTTAGAAAATATTGGAAATACGTTGTATAACGACCCTGTAGGGGCTGTCATGGACGCTTCTTCTGTCTTTGGTGGTTCTGGTAGTCTCCTGAAAGGAGCGGGCAAAGTTTCAAAGATAAACTCACTGACAAAAGCAGGAACAGCACTTTCCAGAGCAGGAGATTTGATTGATCCAATTGCAGCAGTAGGAAGAGGAGTAGGAAAAGTAACTCGAGGAGTAGGGAGAAGACTTGCCCCCCTTGCTAAAGATGTAGGAAAAGAATTTGCAGTTCGATCTGTCCGAGCAAACCCCACACAACTTGAAGACTTCAAAGAAATATCTGGAATGGATTTGAGCGATTACATGGTGAATGAAGAGTTGTATGGAGGCGGAAAACGGGCATTAAACCAATCTTTAAAACAATCGAAACCTTTTCAGAAAAAATATAATAAACTAACAAGAACAGGAAAAACAATTTCTCGAGGGCAATATATCGAGAATTTACGACAGCAGGCACTTTCAATACTTGAAACAGATCAAAGCCCAGCTGCTCGAAATATGGCAGAAGCTGTCTGGAAAGAAGCAGATAAACAAGAACGATTGGGATCACTTACGGATACTATACTCACTAATTCCAAGTCAAGTAGCTACGCAAAGGCTCCAAAAGGATCACTTCAAGATGCAACGGTTATGAACTTTAATAAAGAGATTGGAAATGTTGGAGCAAATACACTAGAGCAATTAGCTCAGGGATCAAGAGACTTGGGAAAGAAGCTTCAAATTCAACGCGCATTTCAAGACATTGCCTCAAAACAAAGCCAATTAGGAAGAGGAGCGCAGATTATTAACGCTTTTAAACCGATAATGTCAGGTATCACTGGTGGCGGAATTGTTGGAACAGGTTTTGCTCCGGGTATAGGAACATTAATTGGATCTACTATTGGCGGTGTTACTGCGTTCGCAGCAAACAATCCAAGTCTTCAAGGAGCAGCTGCGAAAGTACTTACAAAAGGGAAATTACCAAAAATACCAGGACAAATTCCAGCAACAGGAAGAGCGGTATATAAGGTGGGAACAATTGGAAGAATGCTTAATCCCAGTACACAGCAATTATCAGCATCAACACAACAAATATCAAAAAAATCGCCAATGCAGTCATTACCATCTAGTATACCACAGCAAAACAAGCCTGTAGCTACTCAGCAGACAACTCCAGTACTGCCAAAGAAACTACCGAAATTACCACCTCCTACGATCTCACAACCGAAGAATAACCAAAGCATGAACTTCTATAAACCTGTGAAATTGAAGAGAAGTAGTGCGTATTAGTAACCATGATCTGCACAATAAGCAGGTTTAGGTGTTTTTTTACAGTCTTCTGCAAGATTATTGAGTTTTATTTAACTTCTCCATACACTGCTTTATATCATCAACTTTAATGTATCCAATATCCTTATTGTTCCACGTTTTAATGTCGAGCATACAGTTGAAAGAAGCTTTTTGCAGGTTATAGTCTGTCACCAATGCATTGTAATGCTCAGTAAGCTTTTCATACTGGTAAAAGTAATAGCCTAGAAACCCAAGTGTGGTGATAAATGTTAAAAGAAATAAAAGTCTTTTCATATTATTCCTTTACTTGTACAAATCTAAACGTTTTTTTCAATTCCTCGTTTTCTTTTAGAAGTCTTGTTACTTCTTCTTCTTTTTTCTTTGTTTCATCTGCTATTTTTCCATATTCTTCCATTAATGACATTAATTGTGCATCTGTAATAGTATTTTTTAATAAACCAACGTTCATTTGATTGCATATTTTATGTGTTTGATACATTCCCTGTGAATAATCATATAGTGAGGAACAATATGCAGTATCGCTTTTTGACGCTGAATTCATTTCCTCTATAGTCTTTTTATAGTCTGGAATCTGATAGAGTTTAATTGTTGCATAATCCCACGCAGCATAGAGGAAAAGACACAGAATAATTATGCGAATGATGAGATGGATTTTTTTCATATCTAACATCCTATAATACTATTATACTCCTCTAAGTCAAGACAAACAAAAGGCGAACCACTCCAATACCTGTAAAGTTTCCCCGTTCAGTCTGGCATCATCGAATCTATGCCAGCTTCAGGTCAAGATCTCATCTACACAAAAAACTTCCTTGCTAACTTCATTCTTCTGAATGTGGAAAAAGTGGGGGCTGTTACCTATCTAGGGAAACAATCCCCTGATGGGGCATACCTTGTGATGAAGATCGATACCACGTCAGGTACGGCGTTCTCCTACGCCACACTTCGCAACAATCCGACAATTCTTGATTATCCAACTGCCTGGACAAACAGGGCAAGTTTAACGTATGGGACACCAGCGCAAGCCGTGTAAAGGAACAGAAATGAGAACACATGACGAAAAATCAACATTCTCAATCTCAGGGGCAAGCCTCCAATTTGTTATCACGCTTAGCGGTGTGGCGGTTACTCTTCTTAATATTTTCCTTTTGTCTAAGCTTGCTCCTCTTACACAAGATATTGCGCTCATCAACCAACGAGTTAGCGCCAACGAATCACAAGATGAACGAACAGAAGATCGCTTCGATAAGCGCTTCACCATCATTGAGACCAAACTTGACACCATTCTTGAAAAATTAGCAAGGAGATAGCTATGCGTTTCCCCGTAGGATCAGACTATCAGGACTTTACAAAGTACTGGTACAACGCCTTCAAGTTTGGAGAGAAGACCGATTACGGCTTCCATGACGGGGATGACTTTAACTTAAAGACGGGTGGAGACTCAGACCTTGGGCAACCCCTCTATGCAGTTGCTGATGGAGAAGTAACCTCTGTACATAGTCATCCAGAATCAGGGTTTGGGCTTCATATTCATCTCTACCACCCAGAGTACAAGATCTATTCTCACTACGCCCATTGTCAAGACATCAAGGTGGTTAAAGGGCAAAAGGTTACTGAAGGGCAAGTGATTGCAACGCTAGGAAAGAGCGGAAGACCCAAGAATACCCTACCTGCACACCTGCACTTCTCACTCAAGAAAGAACCAACGGGCATTGATAGCGTCCCCAGAACACAAGAAGAACTTTCAAAGTGGATGAATCCTACGCACTTTATCACCGAACACCTAACCAAGGAGGAGTCTATGAGTACTGAGCTTGAAGCGTGTATGGCAGATCGTCAGAAATTCTGGACTGAACGAGACGAAGCGCTCAAAGAATTAGAAACAAAGAAACGAGAGATTGCAGAGTTAAACGCAACCATCAAAGTCGAGCAAGACAAAGGGGAAGAGTACCGAAAAGCACACGTGAGCTTTTTAGAAACCTTAGCACAAAAACTCATGTGCCAACCTACGGAAATTGATATCACCAGCAAAATTGATGTGTTAATAAGCGTAGAAGACAAGTTAGGTGCAGTACAAAAAGCATTCGATAACGCAAAAACAGACTACCAACGACAGATAGATGAATTAAAAGCCGAAAATCAGCACTTACAGGAAGCACTCCAGAGGTACGGTGAGAAGGTGGAAGAGCTAGAAGCTAAGATTACCGCTTTACCTACTCAAACACCCGAAACAAACCCATTAGAGAACCTTATAGAGTCCATTATTGCGCTCATCAAGCGCAGAAAGTGAGGAGTAATGACCATTACAAGCCCAAAGAATACGATGACCAAAGCCGACTGGTACCGATGGAGCCAGAACACGTTTTTGTTTCTGATTCCAGCCCTCTTGGTTGTTCTCTCAGAAGGATTAAAACTCTTACCTGAAAATGCAGAGTACGGGGCGGTAGCACTCTATCTTGTCAACATCTTGATGGATCTTCTGAAAAAGTATAAGCAAGAGCATACCTACAGGATGTAGATGAAAGAGGCGCTTACTTCTTTCGAGACAGTAAGCATCCTTGCCCCAGTCGCTTTAGCATTCCTTCGGGAAATCGCAAAAGAGATAGGCAAGAGAGACAAGTGGACATGTCAGGACTGCGGGAGGAAGTGGAGTGATGGGTGGCTTGTGGATGTCGCACACTACCCAGACCACCACAGAAAAGATGATCCGGCATACCAGGAGACAACAAGCGGGCGCGTGTTATGTCTGGAGTGTCATGAGAAGGAACACGAGAACTTAGGACAACCAGGAAGCGCACAACTGATTGAAAACAGGAGAAAACCATCAGAAGGACATACCTACTTCTGGAGAAGAAACATATGATATTCAGAGGAAAAGAACAATCAGCAAATTTTGAACCATGGGACGAACCGTTCTGGAAAACCGTGGTGATTGCCATGTTTGGAAAACCTGAACGACAAGGAACTCAAGTGGGAACCTACAGCAAAATTGGACCAGAAGACCCCGCCAGGGGAGCAGAGTATATACCGATTGTCTTTGGAGAAACCGACCAACCACACATGATTCATAAAACACGAGTGAGGGGGAAATAATGGCAGCACTGCACATTGACCCACTTGTACCTGGTAATGTTGTCATGCACGAGCATGAGACCAGTGATATTGTGGGGTATGTTGCACCGATTACTGACCACACCCTCCTCTCTAACATCGGCACAAATACCCACGCGCAGATCGACACTGCACTTGCAGGTTTGGCGACAACGTATCTCAAGTTAGATGGAAGCAACGACCCGATCACGGGACAACTGGACGTGAATAATATCCTTACTTCTACCGATCTTCAAGGCTATGGTGGTGTTCCTGTTACACTTTCGAAAGGCTTAAAAAGCCCATACACTAATCAGGTGGTTGTGGATGCTGGAGGAAAAGGTGATTACACCACGATTGCTTCAGCTATCGCGGCGTTTCCTTCTGGGGGAGTCTTCATCAAACTGAGTGCCGGAACCTATACAGAATCAAGTATTACGATCCCGTCCAACACGATCATTGAAGGCGCAGGGATTGGGGTAACAATCTGGCAAAACACCGCCACAAACACGCGCATGATGACAAGTTCTGCTGCAAGTAATGTGTCGCTACGGAACATGACAATCCTCTTTAACCGATCAGATAATTCCGCAGTCAACTGGTCTGCACTTGTCTTCTCTTCAACTACTTTCATTCAAAACTGCGATGTGGACTCTGGAGGGTATCGCACCCATTACAACGCCAATACCGGCGGAGTCTACCTTAACTGTCTGATTAACCGCGGAACGTCCTACCTTGACGGATTAACGGGCTGGGAATCAGGCGCAAAGTTTATCGGCTGTACGATTGCTGGAACCATGGTTACACCAGCTGGTGGTGCAACGGGCAATCATCAGGTGTACGGAGGCTCCATAGCAGGAGCGATAGAACAGCGCGATGCAACGCAGTTATTCGGGGTGCGGATGCCGTCTACAGGAACGATTACCCTGGGGACTGGTTCGGGAACTCCAGAGACTTCACTACGAAACATTAATAATTCAACGATTGAAAATCTTGAAATGCGAACCGGCACTGGTGGTGTAATAACAAATTCTTTTGTAAAAACCTTGAACCTCAATGACACCTGGAGCGGGAACTCTGCACGGTTACGGTTGTGGAATACCTATGTCTCAGCCTTAAACGGAAAGTCTCAAGCTGGAGAAATCTGGCCATCTGGGGCATTTATCGCTTCAGTTTCCAATATGTCTTCAGGACAACTGGTTGCCCAATCAAACTACGCTCCACAACTCTTCAGACCGTATCACACGGGAGCCGTTCCAGTAACGATTCGGGCCTTAGCAAACCAGACGGGAAATCTTTTAGAGTTTCAAAACTCCAGTAACACAGTTCAGTTATCTATTGCCAAAGATGCAGAAATTACCCAAAATATCGCCAAAACCAGTGCTACTGCATCTCCCATAAACGCTACTCTAACCTTCACCCAAAACGCCAGCAACCAGAATCAATATCCTTATCAATTCACGGAAACGCACAATATCCCTGATTTTGCTTCGATTGCAAATAGATCGCACTTAGTGAGTTACAACCTCACGGTAGATTCAGATAACGCCTCAACAGCATTTACCTCTGTCAAAGCCTTCACCGCAACGCTCAACTATGCCAACAAGGGCGGAGTTACCGATCTTTTAGGCTATGACGCAACACTCAATGTCAACGATACAGGAAGCATTACCAATCTCTACGGTATGAAGTTCGTGTTTGCGAATGCTGGAGGAAGAACCCCTACGAATACGTATGGCGTCTATGTGAATTCTTTAGCAATACCTGGCACAAACTGGTACTCATTCTATTCAGAGGGAGGAACGGGGTACTTTCGGTGCGGAAGCGCGTCAACAAAAGGACTCGTTGTTCAAGCAGAAGCGGCTCAGTCAGCAAGTCTTCAAGAGTGGATTAATAGTAGTGGGACTATGTTGGCAAGAATTACAAAAGATGGGTACATTCAGTCTTCGTATGATGGAAATTATGCAGGATATAGACTTGAGATCAATGAATCAGCAACAAGTAAGATATGGACTAATGATGGGCAGTTCTTTATTCAAAGAGCTTCGGGTGCTGGGTTTGTTGTTCGGTCAACAAGTGGGGGAAACAAAGATTGGTATGTTACCACATCAGATGTAGTTCAAGATCAAATAGCCTCGTGGATTAAATTTTCGTCTTTAACAGAAACAAATGACATAGGTTTAATGTTGCGAGGCAAATATGCAGGAACAGTTGGGGAATCCATCGACTCAAGACCACTATATTTCCCGACTCATTACTTTGATACAACTTATCGCCTTGAAGGGGCGATGCTAAAAGCATATCGAGATTCCGCAACACCAGGCGATTACTACTTAGGGATAAGCACCGGAATTACTGCAACACAAACAGTGAAACATAAATTTTTCAGTAACGGTGATGTACTTCTTGGTACTTCAGACTCAATAAAAACCTTCTGGGGGGCAGGAAAAGATATGAGCCTCTACTATGACGGAACAAATGCAATCGTTAACCCGAAAGAGGTGGGCACTGGATATCTCAATATTAAAGGGACGGTATTAGTAGATGATTATCTGTACGAAGACGGAACATTTGCCGAAATCTACGTGGCTGATGGCTCAACCGCGCAATCCATCCCCACAGGGACAACCTACACAAAATGTACGCTATTTACCACAAACGGCGCTTCAAGTAACTGCACAGCCGACGCGACAAACGACAAGATCACCATCACGAAGGCTGGAAAGTATCGAGTGTCTGGGACGTTTTCGATGAAGTCAGGAACGAATAATGTCGAGTTCAAAGGCACTGTATTTTATGACGGAACGGAACAAAGCAATATCCACTGGGAGCGCAAGATTGGTGTAGCTGGAGATGTTGGCAACGCCTCATTTTCTGGAATTTTAACGGCAGCAGCGAACAAAGATATTGATCTTCGCATCAGACACGACAATGCAGGAAGCATTGATTTTACACTTACCTACGCAAATATTAGTATTTGTTATTTAGGAGAATAAAGGAGGAATCATGGCACTACTAGCCAATAAAACAGCAGAATTTGGGGTACAGGCTACCTACTGGAGTTCAGATCAAGTGAATATTCACTGGGATGCAGGAGTCAATAATAACGCGCATGTAGAACTTATGGGTTATCGCTCTGAACAGCATAAAAAAATCGACAACGAACGCTATGTTGATAAGTTTATGTACGAATTTACTCATGACAATTTCCCCTTTACCAAGGGAGGAAACAACGAAGCGGAATTTTACATGTGGCTCAAGGCAGAAGCACAAAAACCTGAGAATACAGAAGAAAAGTACACGCTCTTTACCAATGCACCAGACGCATAAGAAAGGAATATATGACCCCAGTACAAGCCCTTGAATTACTTGACCAAGCCGCAAGTTTAGCACCGCTTAATCGTCAGCAACACTTTGCCATTCAGCAGGCGTTAGAAGTCGTAAAAAAAGCACTTGAGGAGAAGAAGGATGGAAAGGCAGACAAAGGTGCATCTCGCTGAAGCAATCGAAGCCCGTTACCGGATCGTTGCTGAACACGTAGCAAAGCAACACGAAAATCGGGAAACATGGGGCAAAGAGGACACGCTTTCACATATCGAAAAGCTTATTTGGCTTGAGTATGATGAACACCTTGAGGCGATTGCGCATGATTTACCTGCCGTTGCCGTTGCTTCAGAGGTGGGGGATGTGCTGTACCTTATTACGTTGTATGAGAGCAAAGCGCCACTTTCTCCTGCACTGACAGCCCTAAAACAAGAGATGTACCAGTTTTGCGAAGAAGTCGGACTAGACCCTTTGGAGTGTGTGGAAATGAAAGTCTTACGCAATGCGATTAAGTACCCCGATGCTCTCTGTAACAACGGCTACGCCTATAAAGAAGCGATGCAGATCAGTAAACTGTTTTATGTCGCGTTAGCAGGCTCACAGGACTTGAAGTTTTACGAGGCGTATCTAGAAGTGTTTGGGTAGAGCAGAATGTTACAATGGTACAATATGACAATAAACAGCTACATACTGGGTTGGAGGGGAAATAGACACGTTACGCATTACTTTTTACGAATGCGCTCTTTTTCGTGAGTCGCTGGACTTTTTACTGCTTTTTGTGGGGTAGTAAATTGTCCCGTAACTGAACTGCGAAACACTGTGATGTATTTCTTTGCCATGTTTTCACCTCCTTTCGTTGTCATGTCTCCGTGTGTATGGAGCAAGTGAGGACGGTTCCAACCCAGCGTGTAGCTCTTCAAGCCACAAAAAAACCTCTCTGTCTGAACCTGGAACGCGCGATATACTGCGAGTTTTGCTTGAAACTTTCGTTCCAAGCCCAGACAAAAAGGTCTTTCTAGGTACAGTATATCACAATGTTTCAAGCATGTTCAAAATACCAAATAAATACCGAACTTGTCAAGTGGAATGGAAACCTGCCCCTTGTGCTTGCACTTGGGGCGTTTTTATGGTTCTCTTACAATGCTTCTCTATACTTCCTTGTTAATGCCCGAACAGTTGCCCTTGCCGTTTCCTTCACTTGAGCTCGACGTGGAGTGAGTGATCGGTGAACGAAAATCCGATATGTGCATGCCCTACAATAGCCTCTTTTGCGGTTTCAATGAGTTCTATAAGAATATCCGCGTCTGATCGCAAATGCTCTTGTGCGGGGTCTTTTTTGCTTGCTTCTTTCATGAGATATTCATTTCGCTCTAAATACTGCATCGTCGATACCACGCTTTCATGCCCCATGAGTTCTTTTAGTTGTTCAATCCCCACTTTTGGCGCCATCCTTCTTCCGAACGAGTGGCGAATACTATACACAGAGACGTGTTTGAGAAGCCCCATAGAATGAATTCTTTTTGTAAAATCGTTCTCAATAGACTTTCTTGACAGTGGAGTATCGGAAGTCGGACAGGGAAAGAGGTGTCGAGTGTTTAGCGTTTTACAGTAGGAGACAAGATCGGGATAGACAATATCCTCAATAATCACTGGGCGTGTTTCTTTGGTCTTGTCTGAAACATACAACACATGATTATCAAAATCGATTTGCTCAAGTGTTAATGTTCGTACTGCTCCAGGACGCGCACCGGAGAAACAGTACAGTTTCCAGTACATGCCGTATTTTGATGGCGGTGGGTCTTTAGCAATAAAGGTATGAATTTCCTCAATGGAGAGGTTGGCTTTCTTTTTTGGGTGTTCTTTGAAGTGCTTCCATAATACAAGGTCAATCTTTGCAAACTGGGCATAGAGGGAAAAGGTCTGTCTCACCTTGTTTAACAGTGCTTCACTACATCCCTTTTCCTGTAAATCGTACCGGTATTGTGTCAGTGTTTCAGAGGTAATCTCTTTGTATGTTTCAACAAGTTTTTCTACATGAGAAACGTGCCATTTGGCGCATTGCTTGGACACAAGGCGGTCATTGAGCAGATGCCGATAAAATCCCTGTATATCAACCATAAACCAGGGCAGACTCTAGCACAGAGATTCTCTAAGGAACAGCCCTATTGACACTGCATAATACTTCGGCTATACTTGTGTTTGAGATGTGTTAATGGAACTGGATTTGAATGAGATTGTCGATATGTATATCTGGCTACTTCCCATCCTTGGGAAGGATGCATACTGCCAGTGTACTAATCCCGCACTATCACATAAGTAAATCACAATTCCATACACTTCTCTGTGTGTAACCAATGAGTATACCACGAGGGGTCAACATGGAAGACAAACGAAAAAATCCGATCAACGAACTATCACGTTCTATTGCTCGATATTACGATCGCAAATACGCAAAAGGCATTTATCAACTATTTCTCAAGAACGATAAAAACTGGGAAAAACTCGGAAAAGATTTGGATATTACTGGAACCCGAGCAAAAGCTATTTTTAGCGACATTTTCAAAGAATTAGAAAACAAAACAGGAGCCGAAGCCCTTGTAGAGGAGGCAAGATGAATTCTACTCATCTCACCAACAGCGCAGATTGTAGCGCTTGGGAACCCGTAACACAAGCGGTGTACAACCGCATGGATAACTACCAGAAAGCCCGAATGTGGCACTTCTGGCTTGATATGGGCTTAGTGTCAGAGACACAAGCACGAGAGAACGTTACCAACCTCATGACTGCAGAGACAATAATCTCTGTCTTCTTAGGAGGTCGACGATGAAATACAACCCCGATGAATACGAAACAGTAAAAAGCCGAAAAGCAAAGTTTTATCAAGTGTATCCAGATGGACGAATCATTGTAGAACTTATCTCTCCAGAAAAGATTGAAGGAGAAGCACTCTTTCGCGCTAGTGTGTACATGACTGCACAAGATCAAGAAAAAGGACTAGCACGTGGGGTTGGCTATGCCTACGAAATCCGCGATCGGCAAATGTCTATTAGCAACACTGGAAAAGAGTATGAAAGCGTGAACTATTCTTCCTGGACAGAGAACGCAGAAGAGTCCGCGGTTGGTCGAGCATTAGATAATGCAGGGTTTTCTGGAAACAAGAAACCCTCATTAGACGAAATGCAAAAAGCTGAACGCATGAGCAATAACTTCTCCAAACAGAAAACCGTTGAGTCCATGAGCAAAGACGAGCTAACCGCAGTCTTAACCGATGAACCCATGACCGATGGTCTTACGTCGATCTGTCCCCTACATAACGAACCGATGGTGCAGGGATTTGCTAAAAGTACAGGAGATCCCTATTGGTATCACAAAGTACAGCCCTACAACAAGATGTGCTTTGGTAAGGGGGTGAAATGATCGCCAAACGCCAAGACGGTAAACCCATTCTTTGTGATTTTCACAACTCCTTTCTCTATGAAAAAGAATACGTCGATAAAGAGACAGGGGAAACGAAGAAATACAGCTATCACATCTGTTACCGCTACAGCGGGGAGATGTTGGAATCAGCCCTCTGCTATGGACACGGAGTCAATGGTTCCAAGTGGAAAGAAGCCTATCTTCCGGAGGACAAATAATGACCAACCTAAAAGACGTGATCAGAGACATGATGCAAGATGCTAAACAGCGCTGGGAACTAGACCAGGAAATGCCCGATGATGAGAGACAGTATGCATCCTATGAACAGGTAATTGATGAAGTTACTGAGGAGTACATGCAATGACCTTTACTCCTGCCCCTGGAAACCCTAATAAACTCGTGAGGACTGAGTACAGTAGTAATGCTGGAAAGGGATCCGCTCGGTCCTCACATCCGTTTTATGGGAACGCCTACATTAAGGTGATTTACAGAAAACGACATACGGACATGTTTCCAGGAGTTGTACTTTTCTTTGCCTTCCTATTCTTAAGCTCAGTAGTAACCAGAGCGGGCTGGAGGTTCTATACCAAGCTTGCCTCTAGCCCCCTGGTTGCTCCAGTAGTTGAGTTTCCAAAGTTAAGCTTGGTCTCAGTAGTACAGGCGAAAGAAGCCGTAGAAGTACCGAAAAAGGGATTGAATGTGGCTTGGGTTGTCGATGGTATTCATATGCTTGAAACCTCTAAAGGAACAGCACCACGAGGGCGACATGTAACGTGTAAAAACAAGGGATTAAGTAATGAGTATGGGTATAACCCTGGACAGTGTTTTGCAACTCACGAGGAAGCCACAAACGTAGTGAAGTCTTGGGTAAAGCGACAGTACGCACGATTCAATGATCTTAATACCACCTTGTGCTACTACAACACAGGGAAAGTGCTATCTACCTGTCAGTACAGCCAAGATTTTCATAAGGTAAAGGGGGTGAAATGACATACCAAGTTACGAAAAAACAATGTCAAGAACAGATCAATGCGCGTAATTATGTCTGCGATAGATGTGGTCGCAAGATCGTTCCTCTAAAAACGGTAAATAACTCTGGTGAGCCAACATATTGGGCGGGATGTATGCACGGACAAAAACAAAAAGGGGCTTGGGGGCATTTTACCAGTGGAGTACCAAAAAAGATTTACACGTTAGCTGTAAAACTTGTTTTAGAAGATGACATGGAATTTGGCATGTCCTACGAAGATAAAGAATTAGGCGATTTTGATTATGCTTTTCAAAATGCAGTACGTGAGGCATGCGACAAAGTAAGACAAATTGAATGGATGAAAGAAGAAAAACCAAGGTACACAAAAAAGAAATTAAAAGAAATGTATTTTGCTAAGAAAGTGGGGAAGAATTGACCGAAAAACAGTGTACGGAAGGTTTGGGACTGTGTGGGGATTGTATCTGGTTACTAGATAAGTAATCTCTTGCTGATCCAACCAGGTGTATCTCAAAAGGGTATACGTGGGGGGTCAAGAAGAGAGGTTCTTTAACATCTAAAGATTGAGAGAGGGAGTGGCGACTAGGGTGTTTGGAGGTTCTAGTCTAAAGGAATACTAGTCATTCTTAACCAGCAGTCTCGAACATGATAGTGAGATTACCCTGCAGGGTTAACATCTCACTGGCACGAGAGCAATCTCGTCCCCCTCTCTGAGTCTTTAGGTACACGTACAAAAGAAAGGAGCCAAATATGGCAAAAACACTAACAATTAGCGATGAGACGTACGAGCTCATTAAAGAACAACTTGGAAAAAGTACTGCATTTGAGGTCAACGAGCTTGATGAGTTCATTGGAAAAAAAGTGTTTATTCGCACCGTTACCTATCACTTAGTAGGTAGAGTTGTAAAGCGCATCGGGCAACTTTTTGAGCTACAAGAGGCTTCGTGGGTTGCAGATTCTGGGAGATTCATGCAAGCAATCAAGGAAGGAACTCTTGATGAAGTTGAGCCCGTTGGTCAGTGCTGGGTAAACATTGAAGCACTTGTTGATATGTACCCATGGAAGCACAACCTTCCTAAGGAGCAATCATGATTGCGGCAAACATTAATACCCTGTACTGGGTCAATGGGTCGAGGTCGAGGTCGAGGTCGTGGTCGAGGTCGTGGTCGAGGTCGTGGTCGAGGTCGTGGTCGAGGTCGAGGTCGAGGTCGTGGTCGTGGTCGAGGTCGAGGTCGTGGTCGAGGTCGAGGTCGTGGTCGTGGTCGTATTAACAGTAAAACGCTCAAACATCCTCTTTTTAAGGGGATGAAATGAACGCTTTACTACTCAATAAGCATACGAGTATTGAGTAAGACAAGAACAAAAAATATATAAGAGTTTAGTAAGTCCGCTTGGGAGGGACATGAATACACGAGTGATACATACAAAGATATGGAAAGATGAATTCTATGCTGAATTATCGGTATCAGAAAAGCTTCTTTTTATTTACTTGATTACTAATGAACGTATAAGCGTTGCTCACTGTTATCAGATCTCCAACAGAGAAATTCGTTTTGATACGGGTTTAACCGATGACCAAATAGAAAAAGCAAAAAGCAAGTTCCAAGAAGCACAAAAGATATTTTTTATGAACAATTGGGTTGTTCTTAAAAACGCAAGTAAGTATCAAAAGTACGAAGGAACGAAAAACGAAGAAGCACGAAGAAAAGTCTTTGCATTGATGAATGATACCGAACTCGAGTGGTATAGCGTAGTATCTTCTGAAAAATATACCCCTATCAATACTGAGAACGTAAGTATTGCTACCCCCTTGAAGGGGTCTAGTAATCAACAATCAACAATCAACAATCAGAAATCAGAAAAGGGAGAGAGTGCAGAGAGAGGGATTGCCAAGTCCTTAACGGACAACTTACCCCCCGACGTCATTCAAGAGCTTGCAACAAAATACCAGATACCACCAGAGACAATTGAACAGTACAAAACCTCGTACATGAGCTGGATTCAGGAAAAACCCAGAGACAAGAACCGCCAAGACCGCAACATGAAGGCAACGGTGGAGAATTGGATATCTCGAGACAAAAAAGACGGAAAACTCCACATACAGCACGTCGAGCAAGACCCAGAGTTTACTCAAGTGTTAGCACATTACGAACACCGCATGAACACGAAACTCACCAATCTCTCAGAGCAAGCTAGGTACTGGAACGAGATGAAAACCGCAGGCTACACCCCAAAGCAGGTAGAGATTGCGATTGATGAGATGTTGGATACACCTTTCTGGAAAGATAACGGCTTTACGTTCAAGCAAATTTCCAAAGAAATTCCTAAAATCCGCTACAAGCTCATGAAAGGAGCCTCATGAATCACATTGAATGGACGGAACTGGATGAGCAACTTGAGCAAGAAGAGGTAAGACGCCAAGAAGCAGAGTACAAGAGACTTTTAGGGCTGTCCCACACAGAGAGGCAGTACTTGGTTGAAGAATGGAATGTGTATTTCAAGCGCATGAATGAAGAAAGTCTTTATAAAAAAGCGTTTATGCACATGAAAGAGGCGGTGCTAAAGGGGAATCCCATAGTCCTTCAGGAAGCAAAAGAGACGTTTGCAGAACTTAAAAAGACCGTACCCTTCATGCAAAAACCCTCAGCCTATGACCCTATCTGGCTGATGATGAAGTTCAAGAAAGCAAAGACAGAAATACTTTCACGAGATGACCGCAAAAAAGGATTTATCAAAGAAGTAAAAGAAGCGCTCTACTAACGAGCGGAAAGGAAGGCGTATGCCAACAAAAAGAAAACTCACTAAAGAGGAAAAAGAAGCAATGCTTCAAGAATTCTATAAAGCAGCTAGAGAGATTGCTCACAAGATGGACAGAAACGAGCAAAGCGTTATTAAGACCATTAAGGAACACTATTGTGAACAACTGTACCACGCATATCTTGATGCGCAGTGGAAAGTAAGCAATAGACAGCACCTCATTATGGCGTTGATGGAAGACTTGAGAAACGCACAGAAAAACAGATGGTTCTTCTGGAGGAAGATATGACCTTCACACCTGCCCCAAAGCCTCTAAATTCGAGGATTTACCATCTGAAGCAGAACAAGTACCGAAACATCCGCCAAACCTATAACGGGTACTCCTACATGTCCAAAAAGGAAGCACAATTTGCGTATGAGCTGGATATGCGCCTCAAGGCAAAAGAGATTGTGGGCTGGGAAAAGCAAAAAAAGATTGAACTGTTTGGAGAGCATGGACGGCATATTTGTAACTACTTTGTTGACTTTATTGTGTCCTATCCTGACGGAACCGAAGAATACATTGATGTGAAAAGCCCTACAACAAAAACAGATGTATGGAGGCTCAAATGGAAGATGTTAGAGGACAAACTTGATGGCGACTGTACCAAAAAAATGACGGTATACGAATAGAGGAGCTAAAAAAGATATGAAGAAAATACCAATAAAACGAGGACAAATCTGGAAGCACAAACATACAGGGGAAATCGTTCATGTACAGAACAAACATGACGGTTCACGATGGACGCTCTTTTGCACGAAGAGAAAAGAATCTCACGCGACGACAGAATCAACCATCTACAAGTACTATGAACCTTTTACTCAGGCAGACGCTCAAGAGCTAGGCATTGTCCCTACGTATCGCACCATTTCTTATCCACTGCTGTACAAGCTCCCTGAAGATGTTTTTGTATTGCTTCCTAGACCTTGGTGGATACCTTTACGGCTGTATACCTTCATCATGAAACACCTAGTACAACCCTACGAAAGGAGTAGTCATGAAAATTAAAGCATTGCGAACTATCGCGGAACTATTTGGATATACCCTTGTTTCGATCTACGAGACATCTAAAGGAGAGCGATTAGTGTTTCAGGAGAGAACCACATGAAAGAACACCTGCCCCACGAAGACGGCAAAATACTGGTAAAGATCCTTCTAGGTATTGGAGGAGCAATAGTGTTAGAACTCTGTCTTCTGTCTATTGATGTTGTTACCTATCTTCTGAGTAAAGGGGGAAAGTGAAGTACGAACGCATATCTAACGGAGTCTTTAGAAAAACAAGTACTCGTGAAACCGAGAGGAACTACTGGAATCCGTATACTCTGTTTCTCTTGATTTGTGAATTATTAAGGGGAAGAAAGGAACGGTATGAAAGATACAGATGTTATAGCAGAACTCGATAATTTGAAACTACGGATCATGCTCGAAGGCATTGAGCGTCCACTGACTGAAGTGGAGCGTTTTGATGCTTGGGTAGATGAGGTTGTAGGTAATAACATACCGAACAATGTCACGGTATGCTTTCCGCGAACATACGCAACCTGTACGGAACTTGTTGATCGTGTGAGCGACCTCTATCACCAAAAACATCGCGATGAAAAGGAATACCACAAAAATATGAGAGAGACTATGACAATCATTAGAGAAGCCGTGCATATGGCTGTGTATTTCGTGGAAATGACTAAGAAAGGAAACAGATGAAAAATAGTACAGTAGTAGAAGAGATTGTTGAAGAACTTATCCAAGAGATAGGGTATCAGGTAACTAGAGATTACGAAGGAAAAGGCGGGATATGGGAAGGGATGAGCATTAGTAACGTAAAGTCGCGAGACAAGGCATTACACGCGCTCTCTACCCTAGAAGCACAGATACGGGAAGAGAAAATCAATGAAAATACCTCAGACGGCTATCACACATTCAAAGAATTGTATGAGTTCCGATTGCTGTACAACGCAGGCTTGTTTAATGATCTTGCACGAAATCCTCGCTACAAAGTTCACAAGAGCAAAAAGCACCATGATGGTGAAGACTGTTCTGGTGGGGGGTGGTTTATTGTCATGGCAACACTACCCACAGGACAAATCAGCAACCACTACGAACTCAAAGATTGGGACTTATTTCATTGTCATGAGCAAAAAGTTGCCGATACATGGGATGGACATACTTCTCAAGATGTCGCAAAAAGACTAAGGGAATGGTTAACGCCACACAATCCACTGAGAGCACAGGAGGAGCAATGACACCCGAAGAACTTATTGACCTCGCCGACCAAGTACGTAAAGACTACCCCCAGTGGATGCAGTACTTAGATTTCACCGCAATGACACTATTGCTTCACTTCCCTGATGAGGAGAATGAACAGTGGATACCCGTAGACCAGTTACTTAAAAAGGAAGAGAAAGGAATGGTATGACATTTAGAATTTCAAAAGGATTCACCGAATACGACATAGATAGATACCAACAACAAGTAGGCAAAGAAGCAATCAGCGACCAGCTCCGCCTAAAACTTCGAGATATTGCTTATGAATTAGCACAAAAGATTGTTGATTCCTCAGATTTCTCACAAGAGATACAAACACGAGCTGAAGAAGATGGAACACGAACAATCATAGTAACCAGTGTGTTTCGTGTACGCGATGAGGCACTACCGAAGAAAGAGGAGAAATGAGAAACAAACCAACCGAAGAAACATTTGAAGGTGAATACCTCCGCTCTATTTGTTTTACGTGTGGAAAGAAGCATGGAAGGCTACCTACACGCGCGATAGGAATCTGGGAGGATACGTGTGAACTCTGTGGAAAGAAAGCTTTCTGTGCTGATGCAGGGCATGATTTCGGGATATATAGAAAGAAAGAGGAACAATGAAACAACACATTACGCCAAAACAATTAGAAGAACTCTCAGAACAAGGAAAAGAAAAGTTACGAGCGTGGTGGAAACCACAAGAGGGGGACTGGTTTATGTGTCTATGCCATGGTGAAAAACATCTCTTGCATGATGATAATGACGAAGGCTGCGAGGTTGGAAATGATTATTTCCACAGGTTTAATGACATTGAAAAACCATTACCTCTTCTCTCGATTGGACAGATGATTCAATATCTGGATGAGCATAGAGATAAAGATGATTTTGTTCCGCTAGCAATAGATAAAGGTGAGTATGAGTGGCACGTTTACTCGGTAAGCAAAAAACCTAGTTATAGATCGGTAGAACTCTGTGATTGTCTCTGGGAAGCCGTAAAAAAAGAACTGGAGGAGGAATGATAGGCACGACACAAACACTTGAAGAATCGCTTCAAGAAGCCATGAAGAAGTACAGGATTAGAGAAATTCACTTTGAGCCCGATACAACACCAGAAGAACGAGAAGAAAGCAAAAGATTACTTGAAAGCGCTCTGTGGATGGGAATCATTAAACACGACTTTGATATTATGGGATTAAAAAAGACGAAAAATGATCGTAAAACAGCGGGAAAATCAAACAAAAGCAACCTATAACAGAAAAGAGACTATATGACCATAGACCACTACAGTATCCGCTTATCAGGCAAACGAGAGCATGAGATTGTGATAGACAAACCCCTCAGTATGGATCAAGAAGTTACCCTAACAGTGAGAGGACAAGTGATAGAGGTAAAAGATACGACCAACAACGATGGAACAGTAAACAGGTGTTACACCATTCGAGGAGAGATAGCCGAGGAGGTAAAGGAATGATATTACTTTTTTTTACGATAGTACTTCTGTCCTTGATTTTGAATAGAAAACCTGACGAAGAGCATCATCCAGATAAAACGTGTTCTGGAAAGAATGAAGGATGTATCTATTGCTCAAGTTGGAATGCCCCTCTATGTCCGTATCATGACAAGAAGAAAAGAAACAAACCTGTTCGCTATGTGAATATTTTTCCTGGGTATGAATTTGGCAGTGATGGGAGTATGTGGAGTTTGAGTTACAACAGAACTGGACAAAGAAAACAACTAAAACCCATTTACAAAAAAGATAAGCACTATTTTTGTTATCTTCTCATGAAACAGAGGAAACGAAAGCAGATTATTATTCATGTTGCATTACAACGCTATTTTCCTGAAGAAGGAGAAAAATAATGACTCACTCTGCCCAAGTTCAAGCACTTCTAACCTGGATTCTTCAACACCAGAAACAGTTAAGTGATGCCAAAAAGTATAATCTTCAGTTATCTGTGAGTAGCACACAAGTAAAAGGGAAATTCACTGATGTATTTCTTGATGAAGTGGAGCAGTTGAAAAATCCCGAAAATATGCCATAATACGGCTACACACGTAACTGAAACAAACAGGCGGTGCAATCTTTACTAGGTTGCCCGCCTTTTTTAGTATTCGTGTAGCGTCCGGTAGGATACGAACCTACTTTAAGTCTTTTCCGGAGACAAGTTTTCTATAAACTACGGACGCAATATTGGTTTTTGAGCCGCTGTTGGGATTTGAACCCAATACCAAGAGACTACCAATGCTCCAGTTCTGCCTAGCAGCGGCATAATTTATAGAAAGAATTTTGAAAAAACCCATGACACAGAACTCCGCAAATTCCGCACAACCACCAAAGGAAATCTACAAAGAGGAAGAGTTTGCCTTAATGTGTGATTTCATCAGAAAAGGACTGTTCAAAGATGTGAATTTGGCGACTGCTTGTCATGTGGATAGAGACACTATTGCAAGCTGGAAGAAGCGAAAAGAGGCCATTCAAGCCCATCGTGAAGCCTTAGCAAAGTACTTACCCCGAAGAAAAGACGAAGAAAAGATCCTAGCAGAACTGGGTGTGGAAACTGACCCAGATAAACTAGAAGTGAAAGCAGAGTTAAAGGTAACAGGATTAGAGTTTCTGAATAAACAGAGCTAGCGCGTGTACAGGGGGGGAGTTTCGCTAGCGCCTCCCTGCGCATGGAAACTCAAGTCTATACCTTTGCGTTTGATTCGCTGTCAACCAACCCCCGACAACAGGAGGCGTTGAAACTGTCTCTTGAAACTCCTGTCCTCTTCTATGGCGGAGCAAAAGGAGGGGGAAAGTCGCACCTTGTGCGTGTGAAAGAAATTGTTCTTCGTCTTGCGTATCCTGGCTCTAAGGGTTTGATTGTTCGAAAAACCTACCCAGAACTGATTGATAACCACATTAACAAGATGTTTTCCGAGTACCCGCACATGCGAGCTTGGTACAACAAATCAGAAAAAACCATCTACTACCCCAACGGCTCAACCACCACATTCTCATATCTCAAGTCAACGGATGACGTGTACACCTACCAGGGGCGTGAGTTTGAAAACATCACGATTGATGAGATCACCCAGCACGAGGAGCAAGTCTTTAAGATCTTACGCTCTTCTCTTCGTACCACCAGAAAAGACATCAGACCCACCATGTTACTGACGGGAAACCCTGGAGGAGTCGGGCATTCTTGGGTGAAACGCCTGTTTGTTGACAGAAACTTTCGAAGTGAAGAAAATCCTGATGACTTTGCATTTGTGCAGGCTAAGGTCTTTGATAACCAGACCTTGATGCAAGCCGATCCTGAGTACGTGAAAAGATTGCAAGACCTCCCAGAACACTTGAAAAAAGCGTACTTAGATGGAGACTGGAACA